AGTGTGTTTGATGTCATGCTTGGCACCACGTTCAATTGATCCAACCTTGGGGGCAACGGCTCTTGGTGTGTCTGGGTCAAATGCAGTGCCTTTGGAACGTTCTTCGTCCATTTCAGGGTTGGCACCTTTGCGCAACATAGCAAAATCATTGGCATCTAATTTGCCATTTTTGTTCATATCAATTTTCTTTTGCTTGGGACTCAATGCATTACGCATGGCTTCAGCAGCCACATCACCCAGCATCTCGTCAACTTCTTTTTTGGCACCAGCAATCTTGTCAGCAAAAGTGATTTTGTCTGTAGGAGGTGCCAATGCCGCAAAACTTTTTTGTTTTGCTGGACTCAATTTTTCTTTAACTTGTTGTTGTGGCTTCTTGCCTGTTACAGGAGCACCAGATTTGCGTTGCAGGTCTTTACGCATTTCTTCGTCCGACCCATGACCAACTAACCGGTTGATACCGCTGGCAACTCGCTTGCCAACATTTTTGACTGTGTCCATGACACCTTCGTCAACTTCTGTGTTGTCATACTTGTCGTACTTTTTTCTAATAGGGTCAAGAGCTTTGCCATCGCGGCCAGCCTGTGCTAACTTTTCCATGCCTTCTTTGCCGTACTTTTCATAGCCTTTGGCAGCACGACTCATGTCACGCTCGTTCAACTGCTGGTGTGTGACTTCGGGCTTTTCACGAATAGCATTTAGTTTGTCGTTAAGATTGTAGAAAAAACTCATTGTATTATCCTCTTGGGTTGGCGCCAGTGGCTGGCTTGGGTTGACGCTTGATATTGGTCATGGGGCTCTTGTTGCCCATTGGCAATTCATTTGTGGTTCGAGCAGGCGGAGTCTTACCACCAGCCACGGTAAAATCAGTACGGTATGCATTTTTCAACACAGCATGGTCATAAGGCCCAGTTGCGTAGTCTTTCTTCAAGGCCTTTTGTTCGGCATCAGGTGCAGGATAGTCTGTGTCGCCCAACAGGTCTTTATTTTCAGCATCAATCTGTTCATACTCTTGCACAAGGCCATCCACGTGTGGGGTGGTCTGCATGACAACATGATTGGGATCAAACCCCATCAACTGTGCCAGTTGTTTGATCTGTGGCTCAATGGCTGGGTATTTGAAACTGACATCAAACATTGTTACACTGTCATTTTTGTTGTTGGGGAAGTCAGTGGGCACGATCTGTATTGGAGTGGTCTTGGGATCACCCATTTTAACAGGATCAAATTGATCCAACTTCTTTTTCAACTGGCTAATCAAATCGCCGGACGGTTTGCCCAACATTTTGATACGATAGTTGTATGTACGTTCGCTTTCGGCGAGGTAGTGTGCAAAATTTTTCATATCAGGTTCCTGTATCATATTTATTCTTTTCTGTCATTTTGATCTTTACCCAGTATTCGTTCCAGTAGATCATTACGACTCAACACCATGCCCTGTGCTGTTTGCATGGCTTCGCCGGTGCCAGCATCTGCTGATTTGGCATCTAATACTTGTTGTTGTTGATCCAGCCGCATCTTCTTCATCTGCAGGTCGATCATTTTTAATTTTTTGTCCAATTTGGCTGTCTTTGCTGTGATTGCATGCCCCAACATGTTGCTGGCCACACTGAAGATTTCGCTGGCAAATCTACTATCGACTTGCATGCCAAGATCCATTAGGTCTTTGTAGCTGTCCTTGGCCAATTCTGCAAGTCCGTCCATTTCCTCATCACTGCTTTCCAAGCCACGTACACCGGGCAAGGCAGCATCCACTTTGTCAATGGTTTCGTCTAGTGTTTGTAGTTGAGTGCGCAGATCTTCCGCAGGAGGGAAGTCAGCGTCAGGTGCATCTTCAACTTGATCTTTTGTTGCAGGAGGAAGATCGAACAACTCCTCTAATTTGCGTGTCATGCCCTATTTATGGGTCAAGACTTACCGTTGTGGAACATTTGGTCCTCTGTGATCACTCTAAAAGTCAGACCGTTGTTTCTGGCCCACTTAGAGGCAGCATCCCATTTGCAGTAGTTGATTGCTACTATAGCGCGGTCCTTGTTGCTCATTTTTGATTCAATCACACTCTGTTTCTTGGGTTTGATTTCAATCAACTCGGCTCGCACAGTGTTGTTGCGTGTGCGGTAAGTGATCAAGAAATCTGGAATATACTGTGTCATCTTGCCTGTGAGTGGATGACGATACGGGATAGCAATGCTTTCTGATGCCCACTGTAACACATTGTCATTGGTGTCGCAAAACTTCATAAAGCTCAGTTCCCAACCAGATCTGTAGCGCGGTGTGCCGTTGCCCGCATACTTGGCACGGTTGATCACAGTGTAAGGACCTTGTGCCCAGTGACTCATTGCAGTACGTTTCTGGCCTGATAAAAGTTTGGAGTCGCAGTGGCGCCCACACCCAACAAGGTGGCTCGGCTACGAATGCTGTTGAGATAGTAGGCCAGGCTGGCACTGAGATCAACTCCATTCTTGCCTTGGAATTCTTTCAACAGTGTGAGGGCAGGAATACCTGTGTTTTGTGCCACTCTAAACAGGCTCATGGTAAAATTGCCTGCAGCCTGACGAGTAGTCATCACACTAGAAAAGTAACTGAAAACCACGTCATATTCATTGGCCGGCACATCTACTTCATAACTGTAGAACTGATCAAACAATCTCACTGTGAGATCTTTGTTGGGGTTGGTATAGTTTACGGTGCTCATGACTTGAACGGCGCTTTGGCTCCTGCGTTGTCTACCCCTCGACCAGTCTGTGGCGCAGTCTGTGGCGCAGTCTTGGGTGTGGGGAACAACCAGCCATTGGCTTTGTTGGCCACTTGTCGTGTGGCACCCGGCAGGCCTTGTTTGAGTGTTTCAGTGCCCAAGGCCACTGCTTCACTGGCAGCAATGGCGCCAAGATTTTTGCCTTTGAATGTTCGGCTGAGTCTAGCAGCTTTTTGTGCAGCACCAATGTAGCCCAGAACTGATCCGCTTTGCAAGTCGCCAAGGATACCAGCACCTGCGTCCAACAATCCGCCTTGGCCAAACACAGTGGCATTGGCACCAGGTCTAGCAATGGGACTCACAGTTTTGTCATAGTGTGCGTCTGTGGCAAAACCTTGTACGTTGGGATCACCACCTGATTGTGCTCGACCCAAGGCACCTGAGTAAAATTTCACAGTTTCATATGCAATAGTCATGTTGTTTTGCATGATACCACTGCCTTGAGTATAGTCGTATTGATCGCCGCCCCAAGATGTGATTATGGGGTTGATCAGCACATACTCTGCAAACTTGCGTTGATCCATGCCGTAGATTCTGATGTCTCTAAAGAATGGTGGTTTGCCTGTGGTACCAGCAGTGGTGCCATCGTTGTAAGCTTCGCCGATGTAACCCCAGTCATTGACATTGCCAATGCGTTCTTTGTCATAGATATCTCGATCATTGTAACCAAAGCCAGCTGTTCGCAATGAACTGACACCATTGGTGCCGTTGGTGTTGTTGGGATTCAAGTATCGTTGTGTGGGGTCTTTGTAGTAGTAACTCATGTAGTAGTACCACAATTTGCGATTCAAGTCATTGCTGGTATCATGAAATGTCACATTGATAGGATCGTAGTTGATTTTTTTCTGAATGATTCTTTTGCGATTGTATTGGTTCAGTGTGTCTGTCTCAATTTGAAATTTTGGCAGGTCTATAGTTTTCACTGTGAGACTGAGATTCATTATGTCATCACTACTGAACACACTGTTCAAGAACGGAATTTCTACCACATTCAGTGTAAAACTCACATGAAAGAGAAATTTGTATCTGGGTTTGAGTTCGTAAGCGTTGGTGGTAAATGTACGGCTTGCGTGTTGGTAATCACGCAAGACATTGTTGCCGATAAATCCGCCAGCCAGCTGTTTACCAAAACTCTTGAAGTCTACGCCTTGGGTGACTCCTTTTAAGAAGTCTTGTCCAAATGCCATGTTTAAGCAGCCTGTCCTGCGCCTGTTACTACATCACCGAGTGTTCTACCAACCGCAGTACCAACTCCAGTACCTTCAGGTGTTTGGTTGGCATTGTCGTAGGCAACGGTCATTTCAATTGTGGCCGCTTCGTTTGAGCCGTAGTTGAGGTCACCGTAGTTGGCAGCTTTCAAATAACAACCATACAGTTCCCAAGTTTCCAGCACTACTGGTTCGTTGGCACCGTTGCCACCGTCTAATACTTCAACCTTGGTTGTGAACTTGTAGTCAATGCCGGAAGCAGCACTACTCATTTCTAAAAAGTCCATTTGTTTCTGCAACTGTTCACCAACCAATCGGCTCACAGCGCCTGATGCATCATCGCGCAAACTGCATGTGATATCGGCCCAGGCATGACGTCCGGCCAGTTTCAATGTTGAGTTGTAAATTGGCAGTGTAATTTCTTCAAATGTCAAGTTGGGTCTAGCTATGTTCACTACTTGCTTGGTTAGTTCGGTTCTTGGTGTGCTTACACCAAAGTTTTCAAACATCACTCTAAAGCGATATTTGAGTTTGGGCATCAACAGACCTTGGGTGCTTGAACTTTGGTCGCTGGCCAAGGGTACTGTCATTCTCTGTAATGATGAAACTGCCATTTGTTATTTCTCCTGTTGTGTTTATTTACCTGATGTGGAGGACTGAAATCAGTCCTCCAGTTTCATCATGCTGCCACGCCTGAAATTTCTCCAGTGTTCTTGATACGCAGCGGAATGTAGATGAATTCCACGGCTTTCACTGGTTCAATTGCAATGTCCACATACAACTCGTTGCGGTCAATTCTTGCAGGTGTGTTGTTGCTCAAATCGCAAACAACCAAATAGTCATAAATGGCACGTTTGGCAATCAAGTCAATCATCAGACTGTTGATGGTGTTGCTGATTTCGTTGCGTGTGATCTGATCGTTGGGTTCAAACAGGTATTGCTTGCCAATTTCTTCAAGTCGTCCACGCAAGAACACAATCAATCTAGCAACATTGATACGATCCAGGGCTGTGGTCAGTCCTTGACGTGTTTTGTTACCAAAGTTGGTGATGCCAATGCCTGGGATAAAGGTAATTGGATTGATGTTGTTTTCATACAAAACATCACGTATGCCCTGCCCCACGGCAGTTTGAACAAACTCGCCTGTGGTAGCATTGATATAACCAATGGCTTCAGCATTGTCAATCACACCGCGACGTGTGCCAGCCGGTGCCAACCATGGGTAACTCACTGCATCACTGCGCAGTATGGTGCGTACCATCATGTGTGTTGGCGCTGTCACAACTGTGTTGCCTGACAGGTCTGTGGTCTGGCA